ACGACCCGTGACATTGCAAGACAAATTCTAAGACACCGTTCATTTAGTTTTCAAGAGTTCAGTCAACGTTATGCTGATCCTACTCAAGACTTAGGTTTTGAAACACGCGAGGCTCGTTTGCAGGATCAGAAGAACCGTCAAAATAGTATTGAAACCGATGATGATGATATTCTAGAATGGTGGAGCGTAGCACAAACCGTTTCTCAACAGCAAGCACAAGCATTATATACACAGGCTATCAAAAGAGGCATCGCCAAAGAACAGGCTCGCGCCCTTCTACCAGAAGGTCTTACAGTTTCTCGTATGTATATGAATGGTACGCTTCGTTCATGGATTCATTATTGTCAGTTGCGAATGGGTGTTGAAACACAGAAAGAACACCGTCAAATTGCCACTGACGCATGGTATGAAATCACTAAAGTATTCCCCTCACTAAAAGACGCATTAGATATTTAAGTTTCAGGAGTCAATCAACAATGAATAATTATCTTCCAACTCTCTATCAACAGTTCATTCACAAGTCACGCTATGCTCGCTGGCTCTGGGATGAAAATCGCCGTGAAACATGGGATGAAACTGTAGCACGTTACTTTGACTTCTTTGAAGAACATCTATCCGAAAACAACAACTTTATTCTAGACGAAGATGTGCGTAAAGAGTTAGAAGAAAGTGTTCTGTCACTCAAGACAATGCCATCAATGCGCTGCTTGATGACCGCTGGTGAAGCATTGAAGCGTGAGAACGTTGCAGGCTATAACTGTTCATATGTTGCTGTAGATAACATTCGTTCATTCGATGAAATTCTCTACATTCTCATGAACGGTACTGGTGTTGGTTTCTCCGTTGAAAGCAAGTACACAGAGCAGCTGCCTATCGTTGCAGAAGACTTCCACGATTCAGAAACAACCATCGTCGTTGCAGACAGTAAGCTTGGTTGGGCAAAGGCCTTGAAAGAATTGATCGGCATGTTGTATGTTGGTCAGGTGCCAAAGTGGGATCTAACTAAGGTTCGCCCCGCTGGTGCACCATTGAAGACATTCGGTGGTCGTGCATCTGGGCCTGCTCCTTTGCGTGATCTGTTTGCTTTTTGCGTTTCTACTTTTCGTAAAGCGGCTGGTCGCCGCCTGACAACTATGGAGTGCCATGACATTGTTTGTAAGATCGCTGAGATTGTCGTTGTCGGCTGTGTTCGCCGTTCTGCTCTTATTAGTCTTTCCGATCTATCTGATGATAGGATGCGTGTGGCTAAGTCTGGTGAATGGTGGAAAGACAATATTCAACGCGCTCTCGCGAACAATTCGTATGTAGCCAAAGATAACGTTGACGTTGGTATCTTCATGAAAGAATGGCTCTCACTCTATGAAAGTCATTCTGGTGAACGTGGTATCTTCTCTCGTCAGGCCTCAAAGAAGCAGGCCGAGAAGTTTGGTCGTCGTGATGCTAGCCATGATTTTGGTACTAACCCATGTTCTGAAATCATTTTGCGTTCGCGTGAGTTCTGTAATCTAACAGAAGTTGTTGTTCGTGGAGATGATACACTCGCGACATTGAAGGAGAAAGTTCGCAATGCAACTATACTCGGAATTTTTCAATCTACTCTTACCAACTTTAGATACCTATCCAAGAAGTGGAAAGAAAATTGCGAAGAGGAGAGGCTTCTTGGCGTTTCACTCACGGGCATTATGGATAATGAGTTTACGAACGGCAAGGCGGGTGATCTCGAAAGTCTCCTGAATACACTTCGCTTTGTTGCTCAGGCTACAGCGAAAGAATGGTCAGATAAGTTGGGTATTCCAATGCCAGCCGCAATCACTTGCGTCAAGCCATCTGGCACCGTTTCGCAGTTGGTTGATGCTGCATCTGGCATTCACACCAGACACTCACCATACTATGTTCGCACTGTTCGCGCAGACAAAAAAGATCCTCTCGCAAAGATGATGATTGAGATGGGTTTCCCCGCAGAAGATGATGTGACAAAGCCAGATCATACCTATGTCTTCTCATTCCCAATCAAGGCTCCTGAAAATGCTATATATCGTAAGGACATGTCTGCTATTCAACAACTAGAAATGTGGCTTGCATATCAGCGTCATTGGTGTGAACACAAACCATCTATTACTGTATCTGTGAAAGAGAATGAATGGCCGGAAGTTGGTGCATGGGTGTGGAAGCACTTTGATGAAATGAGTGGCGTTTCGTTCTTGCCATTCTCCGATCACGTTTATGCTCAAGCACCATATCAGGATTGCACAAGAGAAGAATATGAAACTCTTGCCGCAAAGATGCCTAAGAATGTTGATTGGGCAAAGTTGGCTGAATATGAAAAGCAAGACATGACCATTGGTAGTCAGGAGTTGGCCTGTGTGGCAGGCGCCTGTGAATTAGTATAAGGGTCAAAAATGTCAAGAGAAGTAAGCAAAGTCATCTGTAGAGATTGTGAAAGTGAATACAAGTTGATGTATGATCTTGATGACACATCTGGGCATCCTAAGTTTTGCCCATTTTGTGCCGCTGAAGTCTATGATGATAGTGATGAGGAAGAACAAGAAGAAGAGTGACATATATACTCCGCGAAGGAGTATATTATGTGGCTATATCAAGGTAAAGAGATAGATGAAGATCAAATCAACGGTTATATTGGCTTCGTCTATCTCATCACCAATCACACCAATAATCGGTGTTACATCGGTAAGAAACTCTTTAAATCAACGCGAACCAAAGTTATTAAAGGTAAGCGAAAGAAAGTCCGAAAAGACTCCGACTGGCGAGACTACTATGGATCAAACGCCGCTCTCAAAGAGGACGTGGCTAGCCTAGGTCCAGAGAATTTTACTCGCGAAATTCTACATCTCTGCAAATCAAAAGGTACGGCCAACTATCTGGAAATGAAAGAACAGATAGACCGTCGAGTATTGGAGTCGGAAGACTGGTACAACGACTGGATCATGGTCAAAGTGCATCGTTCTCATATAAAATTGTAACAATCTATGTTACATCCAGGAAGCCTTATTTTTCAATGGTTCCTGGTGTGGCATTTTTGCAACATTAGACTAAAGTATTAGATAAAAACTGAAAATAGTTCTTGTACCGCCTTCCAGAACCTTTATAGTCTATCTGTAAGTTGATGACAGGAGACAACATGACTAACACGGTTCCCGCTTTCGCCGCTCCCCTCACTAAGTATCTCGAATACATTCGCCAAGACTATCGTAATTGGCAAGGCCGTTTTGATGCTAAGAATGATACGATACGTCAAGAGATGCTGGCCGAGTTCGAGGCCGGTGTCAGGTACGAAGTTGGTAGCAAGTTTATCAAAGTTATCACTGGTGGTTCTGTCCACTCTTTCATTGTTCGCGAAGATGATGGTAAGTTCAAGCGTGGTGACATTCTGAAGGCCGCATCATGGCGTGCGCCTGCTAAGAATTTTGCCCGTGGTAACATTCTGAATGGTACCCTTGATCGTGTTCGTTGGACTGGAGCTATGTGATGTTTGTGCCGTTTGCTGAAATGAAGATCGCACCTTTCAAATGTTATGAGGAGATTCCACAGCTTACGAAAGAATACATTGTCTATGTGAGTGGTGAGACCGACCTCGAAAACGTTCCTCTTGAAGATATCAATTCGTTCATGGAGCTGCTCTATAGCATCGAAGAACGCCGCCGTGAAGAATATGAAGATGGATGGGTGATCTGATGGCTAAACAGTTTAAGATCAAAGAGATTACAGGTCCGTGTTTCGCTAAGCCGAAACTCATTACTAACTTTGGTATGAAAGAGTTTGAGACAGGCAAAGCTGCTGCAAAGTATCTTGAAGCTGTGACCGGCTATAAGATGTCTGTTATTGATTGGCAGATGATTGGTAAGATCGTGGAAAAGGAGAACGCAAATGCCTAATTGGTGCTCGAATAGTCTCTTTGTTGCTCACAAAGATCCTGAAATGATGAAGAAGTTTAATGAAGGTGTCAAGAACGGTAATCTGTTCGAGACTTTGTTGCCTCTGCCAACAAAAGACGGTGAGTGGGACTATGGTACAGCCATTGAACATTGGGGTACCAAGTGGGATGTTTCAAACGGTGACTTCTGGCTTGATGAAGACAGTTTGAATGGTAATGGTTCTTTTGATACAGCATGGGGACCTCCGACAGAGGCCTATGAAAAGTTGAAAGACCTTGGTTTTGAAATCTCTGCAACATATTTTGAACCAGGCATGGCTTTTGCTGGTGCATGGACGAATGAAACAGGTGATGACTGTTACGAATATGATTTTGAAGATGAAGATTGGCGTGACAGTATCGACAACGAAGATGTTCTTGATATTCTCGAAAGCGAGTATGAATGTTGGAAAGAATATCAAGATGAAATGGAAGATGAAGAAGAATCCGACGAAGACGAAAAGAAGGAGTAAATCATGTTGCAACACCTCAAATATCTTGGTGTAGGTCTGATTATCTTTGGTACAGGATTGGCGCTTGTAATGAGTGCTTATCTTGGGTTTGTTTTGATTACTGACTATCTGACACCTGAGTATATGTTGCTCGGTTTCTATATGGCCTGTTTTGTCTTTCTTTCCTACATGATGGGTAAGATTTACTTGGACATTACGGAATACAAGAAAAACCGCTATTGACAAGACACTCAAACTTTGATATGGTAGTCTCATGTTGATCTATGGACGGAACACATCAAAGCGCAAGAAGCCGTCGAAGAAGACCTTAGAATTGCGACAACAACGCAAAGACTTCTTCGCGGCTATTCTTGCAAACAAGACAAAACAAAGACCAAATACAATGCCTGATCTCTCTTGTGAGTCCAAGGCTGCGCCTCTTTCTAACTCTATTCCCGGTTATGGTTTCAAGAAGTCTGTTGATGACTGGAAGTGGAAGCGTGATCGTGAAGAAACCGCAGAGACAATCAAAGAGATTGAACGTAAGAAGACCCGTGTTGCACCGGCTTACAACAAAGGCGCCACACAGTATATCACAGATGGTGCAGATCCTACAACTCTAGGACGCAAAGTATGAATGACCGAGTTCCAAGAGCCGTCTTGCCTTTGCGAGATGAATACATATATGTCGGTCGAGTGCTTGAGAAGTATAATGTATATGATATGACCATCAATGAGTTTATCGGTACGGTTATGTTGGAATCTCACGGTTGTATGAACCCAAATGTCCTTCACCTCATTTATGATGCGCTGATGGATGATGCTGGATTGGAGAGAAAAGAATGAAAAAGATGATAACATATATCGACCCACCTTCTGGTTGGAAGTATGGCTTTCCTATGGCTGTGCCTGATCCTCAACCTGAAAATATGTTGAAGTGGTTACTCGAACAAGGTTATCCTCAGAAAGAGATTGATGCTTGTGGTAAACATTTTTATTGCCGGTATTGGCAAGAAGAAGTAGAAGAAGATGCAACTGTTTCTTGATTGTGATGGTGTTCTAGCAGACTTTGTTGGTGGTGCAACCAAGGTTCTTGGTATGCACCCAAATGAGTTTGAGAATACTTATGGTGAGGCTGAGATGTGGAATATCATCGAAAGTCATCACGACTTCTTTGGCAATCTTGAACCTTTGCCGGACTCTTATGAGTTGTTCGATGCTGTCAAGCACCTTGATCCTATCATTCTAACTGGCCGGCCTCGCGGTGAATGGGCTGTCGGACAGAAATATAGGTTTCGTGATAAATACTACCCAAACACAGATATGATTGTCTGCCGTTCAGCCGATAAGATCAACCACGCCAATCCTGGTGATGTGATCGTGGATGATTGGAAGAAGTATCAACATATTTGGGTCAATGGTGGTGGTATCTGGGTGATGCACACCAGCGCAAAGGATTCTATCCGTCAACTCAAAGAGTTAGGTGTAATATAATGACATATAAATTGTACACTAAACAAAATTGCCCATGGTGTGTAAAAGCAAAAGAATTACTAAATAGTATAGGTATTCCATTCGAAGAACTTCACTACGATAAAGATTTTACCAAAGATGATCTCAGGGAACTTATCGGTCCCAATCTCCCTCTGACTGTTCCACAAATAGTTGTTAGAAACCATCGTATCGGTGGTTATGAAGACCTTGTAGAATACATGGAGTCACATGGGATCACCGGTCCAGGTTAATTGCAACATTTAAAGGGTTTGTGTTGCAATTTGTTTTAGTAAAACCTGTAATTAGAAAGGAAAATTATTATGGCACCTTTTGCAATCGTTGCAGTTGTTGCTGCTGGTCTGTTTGCTACAGGCACAGTAATTAAGGATAAAGAACCAGTTGTTGGTCAGGTTATGCAGGGCGCCGCTGTTGGTGCTGTTGTTGGTGGTGGCCTTGGTGCTGCTGCTGGCACCGCTGCTGGCACGGCTAATGTTCTTGGCACGGTCGGTACTGTCAGCACCGTAACATCAGCCTCACTCATCGGTGGTGGTCTTGGTGCTACTGTTGGTGGCTGGTTCGCACCTTCAAAGAAGTAATTTTTCTTCTTTATTCGGAATGGAAAAGAGGGACCTTTGTGTCCCTCTTTTTGCTATTGACTATG